CACCATAAGGAATTTTAATAGTTGCCATTATCTTATCCTATTGTTATTAAATATCCTGATACTTTAACACCATTACTAAAATTATGCTGAGCAGATATAGTTTGAGCAGAGGTTTGTTTAACATACGTATCTGTAATAGTAGCACCTGTTCCATCTTGAGTAGCTTTAACAGCATTTGTACTATTGGTAGCATAATCAGCTGAAGTAGCTCTTTTAGCTGAATCTGCATTAGTAGCCTTATCAGATGTTTTAGCATGATTTACTGATTGAGAGCTAATATTACCTGTAGTAATAAGTCCCCATGTAGTTACATCTACTGTAACATTTACATAGTTTTTATGGGTAGTATCCCATCCAAATTTAATTCTATCAGGATAATTACCTTTAAGAGCATAGGTATTAACTATATTTCTATTACTACTATCGTTAGTAGCAGATTTAGCTGAACCAGTAATATTACCTGTAACATTACCAACTACATTTCCTGTTAGATTACCATGAAATGTAGAAGTAACTGTACCTGTAACTGTAAGGTTATTATTTATAGTAACAGCACCAGTTAAAGTACCTCCTGCTAAAGGTAGGTAACTATTCTTAATATTCTTAATATTAGTTTCAGTTACTAACTTAAAATCATCTATATCAATACCTTGTATAGCATTAATCTTAGTATACAAAGCATGTATCTGAGAGTCATGATTATTAACTGTTTCTGTAAGTTTAGTTACATTATTAGTAGCTGTGGTAGCCATCTCAGAGATTAATTTAACTTGTTTATTATTCTCTGTTACATAAGTATTATAAGAAGTTACTAAGTTATCATAAGTAGGTACTTTATCTATAATACTTTGATATTCTTTCTGTTTAACAGTTCTCGTAACATGTCTTTGTACTAGGATTCTACCTTCCCCATCTACCATATCTTTATTGGTATCCGGGTCTCTAATTGGAATATCTACCCAATAATCTGCTTCTATAGGAGCATCTAAATTAGTTACTTTATATTTAGCCATATTTTAACCTACTGTAATTGTATAACCTGATACTATAACACCCGATGCAAAGTTATGATTATTAGTAATATAACCACTATCATTAGTAAACTGAGACACCTTGGTAGGTCTTCCAGATACACCACTCCATGCAACAGAACCAGCTGAATTAGAATAGATAACTGAGAAATTAGCTGGGTTATAAACATACATGTTTGAGCCATCTTCACCGCCCCATAGCCATGTAGGCTGACCATCTTTACCATACCAATTAAAATTAAGGTCAACGTCCCCTACTCTACGAGGGTAAGCTCTATCAGCCGATGTTGCATGAGAAGCATTAATAGCAGTAGTTGCACTACCAGCACTTGTAGCATAGTCTGCATTTGTAGCTGTTGTAGCTTTATCAGCTAATTTAGCATGAGCAGCAATACCTGTTAAAGGTAAATACTTAGCTTTCTCTTGGTCTGTATAAGCATTAGCACTAACAATAGCTTCATTCTTTTTAGTATCAGCATATGCTTTAGCAGTATCTAAATTAGAAGCATTTTCTACTTTAGTAGCATAAGTATCAGTAATGTCATTGTTATTCTTATCTGCTACTGCTTTCTGCGCTTGTAATACATTATTAATGCTAAGAACAGAAGTAGTACCTGCTCCTTTAGTAATAGTTAATGTAGCATTAGCACCTGTAATATCTTTAATATAGTTATCAGCAATATCTTGACCCAAAGCATCTTGGGTAGCTTTATCAGCTAAACCATAGAAAAATTTACCTTCTTCTGATACTTTAAATACTTTACCCCATGTAGTAGTACAATCTAATACGTCATTATTAGTAGAAAATGAAGCATAAGATGAAGAACCTGTAGGAGTTAAAGTAAGCACTGCTGTCTTGGGTGTCTGAATAGATACATCACCCTTTAATACACCACCTGTAATTAAATAAGCAGACTTCTTTAAAGCATCAACATCAGCTTGTACTTCATCAATATCAATACCCTGAATACCATTAATCTTACCTTGGATAACACTAACAGTCTGAGTTAAGTCACTTAAGTCATTCTGAGTGCCTAATAGGTTATCATTAATAGAACCAATGTCACTATTAATAGAAGCCACTTTATCTTTAGCATATTTATCTAATGCAACAATAGCTTCTTTATTAGTATTAATCTGAGGTAAAGCATTTTTAATATTAGCAATACCTTTAGAATTAATAGAACGAGTAACATATCTCTTAACAAGAATGTTACCTTCACCATCTACTTGGTCTATACCTGTATCAGGGTCTTTAGAAGGAATATCCTGATATAAATCAATTTCGATTGGTTCATCAGGATTAGTTACTTTAAATTTAGACATATACCACCTTAAATAAATTCAGTCATAGATGCAGGTACTAAGTATAACTTATTAGCATCAGTAGACTCATATAGATTAGTTAAAGAGTCTTTAAGCTCAGTACGAAGCATAATACCTTTATTAATATAATTACCAATATTAGTAATATTATCCATATTATTAACGGTATTTATAATCTGAGGTAATGCTTTATATACAGCATTAACATTATCTATAGATAATCCTAAATTATTAATTACATCAATATACGTAGCTGTAGTATTAACGTTATTAATAGAGCCAGCTACAGTAGTTACATGCTCTATGTTTGTATTGATGGTCTTAATAGCATCTAGGTTATCATTAATAGCTTGGATACTATCAGTATTAGCTGATAAGTTAATTACAGCATCTTTATAAGAATTAACTAATGTAATAGCAGGTAAGTTTGTATTAAGATTCTTAATAATATCAATATTATCTGCTACAGTATTAACATTCTTAATATTAGAACCAACAATATTAATATTGTCTTTGTTCTCTTGGATAGTTGTCATAACTTCTAAGTGAGAGTTAATCCAAGCTAAAGTATAGATATGAGGTACTACTGCATTAATATTATCAATGCTCTTAGAACAATTCTTAATATCTTCTAAGTAGTCTTCAATGATATGTATATCTTCTAATCCTGCTGATACATCAATAACATCATAAATAGAAGCAGATACTCTAGCAATGTTATTTAAGTCTTCATCAGATAAATCAGGAATAGATGTTTTAGAAGCATACTTATCAGATATTTCACCATTTGTAGAACCCTGAGGTAAGAACCATCCTAGTAATCTAGAATTAGATACTATAGCCTCATTTACAGAGCGTAAGGTATATCTATCATTAATGGTTCTATCCAAACTATATGCTACCCATCTGGTTCCATTAAATGATAAGGTAACTATATTTAAGGCACCAATACTAGAGTCTAGTTTAGATACATCACCTAACCAATCTACTTGAGTAGTATCAAAAGTGTACTTAGTTCCTTCTTTAATATTAGTTAAGTATAAAGTAATTGTTAAGCATGACTGCTTATCAAAAGTATCAGCAAACTTAAATAATATATTAGGTGTATTTACATTAAAGAAGAATCTATGACTTACTGTAGGATCAATAACATATGTCCCTGTTGATATATCTGCTCGTACAATATTTTCATCTACATACTTAAATCTAGCTGCAATAGAACCATCCTGTAAATCAGAAATAAAAGGAACATCCTCTTTCTGACCTAACTCAGTACCTTTCCATACAGATAGTCTATTCTTATCATCTGGGTTAATAGTTAGCTGACCAGATAGTCCTCTAAACTTAGGTATATCTGCTGTATGTGCTTGACGTAACCTAAAGTCATATACACCTGTTGGTTCAATCTCTTGATTAGAGAGAGTAGTATTAATGTCTTGTTTTACTTGATTATCCATTACTCATCTCCTGCTTCTTTAATAAACTGTACTTTACCTGTTAATGCTTTTAAGTTCTTAGCAGAAATAGTAAGAATAGTACCTTTAGCTGCATATAACTGCATGTTATCATCAAAGTATCCCTGAGGCTTCTTTAACTTAAGTACTACAGTAATATCACGTTTAGTAATAGATTCCTGTATTTCAGCTTCAATATCTTCTGTGTTAGGTTTGGTTTCACCATAATAGTAATTAACAAACCAACCATTAGAAGGGGCTGTAAATTCTTGTGTATAGGTATCTATATCTGTTTTCTTAATAGAACCAAGTAATACATTAATTCTGTTATCTTGGTCTGTTAATAGAGCATTAGAAGGAAGATTACTATTAAAGGTATCAATGAACTTAATAGTCTGGTCCATATAAGGATACAGAGTATTAATATCAGAAGTAACTTTAGTCATTTGTTTTTTAACTTCACTAATAGAATTTAGTAAAGGCTCTCGATTTAAGTTACATTCTTTAATAGAATCCAAGTTCTGTACTGCACTAATATATGTTGATAAGTTGTCATATAGAACATTAAACAATGGTGCGTTTTCACTTAATGTTTTAATGCTTTCTGATATATCACTTACATTAGTAATATCATCTTTAATAGTTAATAATGCAGTAAACTTCTGTACTAAGTTCTTTTGCTCTTCTACTATCTCTGCAGCAGTCTTAATGTTGTTAATATTATCTGATAAATTAGTAATCTCATATCTAAACTCAAGAATCTCTAGATAAGTTTTAAGATTAAGATTAGCTTTCTCATAAATAGATAAGTTAGCATTAATAGCAGCTAAGGTATGTAAGTATTCATGCACATGCTGGAATACTTCAATGTTAGCCTGTATATCTGCATAAGTATCAATAGCAGTATTAACAGATGTAATAATGTCTAAATTACCTTCTACTTTAAGAACTTCCTGTAAATTTAGGTAAACTCTATTAAATACATCAAAATTAGAATTAAGCTCTTTAATAGCATCTACATTATTAGCGGTCTTTTCTACTTGGTCTGTAATATAAGCTAAAGCTTTAATACAGTTAAGGTATAAAGCTATTCTATTAACATCAGTAATATTATCTGCTACTTTGTTAATATTATCCCAACTACGAGTCAAAGCAGATGCAAAGTTCTCACCTGTAAAAGCTTCTTTAGTTGGTTCTACGCCTACTCTACCCATATCATGACCTATAAAGGTACCTAGCTTATTAGCATTAGATATAGTGTTAAGAGTAGTGTTTAAAGTTTTTAAAGACTTATCATAATCAGCTAGAGCAGTCCAAGATTCTTTGTATGACTTTAATAAATCTAGCTGATTATATACTTCTTTAACAACTGTATAAGAGACACCTAGTGCTCTATCTACTTCAACAGAAGCAGTAGGGTCTCCATAAGGTTGCTTGTAATACATTAGCACCATCCTCTTTTATAAAATTTCTCAGTATTAGTAGAATACTGTGGATTAATAGAGTCAGTCTCTATTAGTTCATCTAATATGTTCTGATACTCAGCTAAAAATACCTGAGCTTGCTGCATAGATGCAGGAGAACCAATAGAAGCAAAAATAAGATAGTTTGTATAAGCTACCAAAGCTCCTACAAGTAAATCAGGTAAATATACTTCAGTATCATGGTCTGGGCTATATACAATCTTATCAGGAGCTGCCTGATAAGTTACATTAAGTACTTGAGTAGGAAACCTAGAAGATATCTCTAAGATGTTGTACATAGGTGTATATACTGACATTAATTCTTCTGGGTCATTAATAGGAAGTTTGTTTTCCTTATTATCATATACATCTAATATCTTTATAACATCATCTTTAAATGTTTCTTCAAATCCTTTCCATAGATACTTATCATATGATGGTTCTTCCCAATTAGGTATGATATGTTCTTTTGTTAAAGGATAATTTACTCTACTCTCTTGTAAATGAACCCAAATTGAATCTACCTTTAAAGTAAATTTACTGTATAGCTTTAATAGACTTTCATTTAGAAATGTAATAATAGCTGGTAGTTTATCCTCATTAAATTGATGAGTTTTACTATCTACATAACAAGTATTAAGAACATTTCTATACAAAACTAGAGTTAATATTTCTGATAGTTTCATACAATATAAGAGTCCATTCTATTAGTTTCTTCTGGTTCTGTTTCATCATATATGCCACTATTATCTGGGTCTTTAGGTATAGGAGCTTCAGAAGGTCGCCAAATCTTCATATAAGCTAACATAGATATAGTATCTAAGAAATCATCCTTACCCTTTAAACCATCTGAGGTAGCTAATCCTATCTCTAGCATACACTCTTTGAGTATAGGGTTATCTTTATCTTCTTCAGGAAAGTAAACTTTATGTGCTTTGAACCAAGGTACTACTAAGTTAAATCTTGATAGTTTATCTGCTACAGGTCTAATACCGGGTGCATTATTGTTACCTGAGGTAGCAAATGAGAACCAGATATTCCTTAGCATCATTTCTTTCTGTAACCATTGTATAAATGCACCTTGTTGTCCAGTTACCTCTACACCTACCGCCTGTGGTTGGTATTTTTGGACTAATTGGAATAGCTTATCAATATTATTATCCATGGTAGTTCTTCTACATTGGCCGTCAACCCAAAAGAAGTCACCATTACTATTGATAGCCCATACGGATATTACAGAATAATCAGCAGACTGTTTAGCTGATGTAGCAAAGTCTGTTGTAATATAAAAATTATAGAAGTTTTTAGTTTGTAGTAAAACAGATTTTTTATACCACTGTATATCATTAGTAGCTACTAACTTAGAGTCTTCTGAGGTAAGTCTTAGCATTAACTCTTGATAAAAAGAAGCTAACTGACCTGTAGATAAAGCTACATTATATTGGCTTTTAATATAGTCATAAGTAAATCTATCTTCCCATGCTCCTCTAAATTCTTCTCTAGTACAAGGAAATCTTTCACATACAGGATATACGTTACTATCCCATGCACCTGATTGGATAGCCTCTACCAATGGGTCTTCATTATTAAATGGGGTACCATTAAAGATAACTTTTCTTTTTGTTGGATCTAA